ACGGTCCTCGTCAACTGTCCGTTTCATGCGCGGCCTGGCGTACCTGGCCGGGCCGTGTTCATCAATGATTCCTTGCATCAAGTGGCTTGCGCGGAGTGCGCGGAGTCGACGAAGGGCGCCGTATGCTACGGAATTCCGAAGCGGCTATATATCGCCTGCCGTCTACATGACGGCCACCTGAGAGCGGCCGTCCTTCGCGTCCGATCCGCTGGCTCCTTGGTAGCCATTTGCCCTATCTGCATCGAGCACGGACGGCAGATACGGGAGGATAATCAACTTGGGCTCGGGGAATGCACGGTATGAATACGAGGAGGAGGCGCAGCCCTTGGTGCCATGAACTTGACAGAGGATTGCGGCGCGTCGACGAGTGCCGTAAAATACCATCAAGCAAATGACAGCCCCCGTAAAGAGAACTAGGGCCGAGCGGTGGGCTATATTTGCTCGGGCTTATGTTCTGACGGGCTCATGCCGCGAGGCCGCCTTGGAAGCCGGGTATACCCCTTCCAATGGGAATATGCTCCTGAAGAACTCCACGATTCAGGAGCTAATCAAGTCCGAGAATTCATCACGCCGCGGCGTCATTAAGGGCCTGACGTACGAGCGGCTGCAGGACCTATCGGCCGTGGTCACAAAGATGGTGGCGGAGTCGGATAGCCTGCCGGTCAAGGAGCGGTGCATGGTCCTGGAGACGGCCCGCCGCTGCTACGAGACGGTCGGGCGCGCCGAAGGGCTGTTCATCGAGCGAATCCATAATGAGGGCTTGGACAACTTCAACGCGAACTTGCAGCGGCTCTTGCAGGCGTACATGAACCGCAAGGCTCCGGCGCTTCTGACCGGGCCCGATCCGGTCATCGTCGACGCGGAGACGGTCATAGAGGCCGGGGCCGTACAGCCAAATGGCTCCAGCCAGCAGCCAAATGGATGCGGAGAATCCGCGCCCCCCGCGGAGAATCCGCGCCCTACGCTCTCCGACCTGGCCCAGAAGCCTCAAAACGGCAACGGAAACGGGCATAATCCGGGGCGGTAGGGCGTAAGGATGTCCCCAAAAAGCGACAAAAGCGGCCAAAAGGCGACAAAAAAGGGCCTCTTTTTTGTCATTTATGGCCTAGCGTATAGGGGACAAAGATGGCCGACCTTGACCCATCGGAAGCGGCGCGGCTAATCGAGGCGATCCGCTCCGATCCGCTGTTTTTCATTAAGGACGTGCTCGGGGGAGAGCCGGACGCCCAGCAAGAGGAGATCATCCGGGCATTCCCTGGAGCTCGGCGTATCGGGGTCAAGTCCGGCCACTCCTGCGGCAAGGACTGGCTATCCGCTCGGTTGGCCCTATGGTTTCATCTGGCGCACTTTCCCGGCATCGTGGTCACGACCGGCCCAACGGATCGGCAAGTGCGGAAGGTCGTCTGGGGAGAGATCAAGGCGGCGTACATGGGTAGCCGCATCCCGATAGGTGGGACGCTGCTCGATACGGCCCTGAAGTCGAACCACCCGCACCATTACATGATCGGGTACACGGCCGACACCCCGGAGGCATTCCAAGGCTTCCACGCCGAGAACGTCCTCGTAGTCGTCACGGAGGCGCAGGGCGTCGAGGCCCGTATGTGGCCCGGCATCGAGTCGCTCCTCACGGCTCCGAACTCCAAGCTACTCCTGATCGGGAACGCGACCTACGAGCCCGACAGCGAATTCTATTCGGCCTTCACCAGTCGGGCGGCTCAGTATGCGACCTTCACACTGGACTCTACGCGATCCCCGCATTGCTCTAAGCGGTGGGTCGAGGAAATGCTGGAGACTCACGGGGCGGAAAGTCCCGTCTACCTGGCGCGCGTCAAGGGCGTTTTCCCAACTGACATAGCGGATACGCTGATCCCCCTTGGCTGGATCGAACGGGCGCGGGAACGGTGGGCCAGCCGTCCGAATGACTACTCTTCGCTTACCCTCGGCGTCGACGTGGCGCGGTTCGGCTCCGACCATACCTGTATTTACCTTGGCCGGGGCGATAGCTACCAACTGGTCCACGACGCCCAAGGGCAGGACCTGATGCAGACGTGCGGCCGCGTGGTCCAACTCATAGGGGAGCATACGATCCCGCCGGAAAACGTCCGCTTGGACGACACGGGACTAGGCGGCGGCGTGACGGATCGGCTCAAGGAGCTCGGTAAGCGCATTACGCCTATCAACTTCGGCGGCGGCCCGCTGGAGCCGGACAAGGACGGTGGCCCGGCTAACGCGCGGATGGAGCTTTTCTGGGCGCTTCGTGAGCGCTTCCGCGAAGGGAATATCTCCATCGACCCTCGGGACGGCAAGCTATTGCGCGACCTCTCGGTATTGAGGTATAAGCAACAGAGCAACGGAAAGCTGAAGCTCGAAGAGAAGGCGGAGGCGAAGCGCAGACTTGGCTATTCTCCGGATCGGGCCGATGCCTTGGCCCTGGCCGCGGTTCCTCAGTCCATCGCTACCGGGGTGGCCAGCGGCGGGAAGCCTTGCGCCGGACTCCTGGACTTCGCAAGGTACGAGCTTGAGAGGCGGAAGAAGGACAACAGCGCGGCAAATCCGGTAAGCTCTAGTCCGGTAGAGGGCATTCCTGGAGCGGCGGAGATACTCGGAGGGAGGCAGTAACGGTGGCCGACAAGCCTAAGCAGCCCGGCCTGCTTCGTCGACTCTTCATCCGCGGTGCCGCTATCGCCAAGAGCATGATGGCGCCGGATTCGTCCTTCGAGCAAATCTTTCAGGGCAAGGACCCCTGGCTCGGCCCCGGCCTGCCGCTCACCCCGAAGGAAGAACCCGGCACCGCTCCGAGACAGTGGCAGTTCCCGCCGGGTACGAACATCCAGATTTCTCCGCGTTCCACGGAGCAGATTTCATTCCCTCAACTCAGGGCACTCGGGGAATACACAATCGTCAGGGTCATCATCGAGCGCGTGAAAGAGGCTATCAAGGCCCATGAGTGGGATATCACGGCCGACGAAGCCGGGCAGAACGTCAACTACGCCGAGGATATCTCGACGCTGAAAAGGTTTTTCGAATGTCCGGACAAGCGCCACTCTTGGGACGAATGGCTCGGAATCGTCATCGAGGAAATCCTGGTCACGGATGCGCTCTCAATCTACGTCCACCGGACGCGGAACGGATCGGTATGGGCTCTTGAGCCCATCGACGGGGGCACGATAAAGGTATTGGCCGACGAGCGCGGCATGGAGCCCATGTATCCCGCGCCGCGCTATCAGCAGTACCTCTTCGGCGTCCCGTACGTCAACCTGACCGAGCAGGACCTGATTTACCGGCCTCGCAACCGCCGGGTAAACCACTTCTACGGCTTCTCTCCCGTCGAGCAGACGGTCGTGACGATCAACATGGGGCTCCGGCGAGAAATGAGCCAGCTTGCCTCGTTCACGGACGGGAACATTCCGGAAGCGTTCATCAAGATGCCGCCGGAGTGGAAGCTCGAAGATATCCGGCTCTATAAGGAGTGGTGGGACGGCATCATGTCCGGGGACGCGCAGAAGCGGCGTCAGATGCAATTTGTTCCCGGCGGGTCCGGTGGCGGCGTCGAGAAGTTCAAGGATGACGAGTTCTTCGGGCCGTTCAACAAATTCGACGAGTGGTTGGCCCGCGTGTTCTGCTTCAGCTTCGGTATGAGCCCCATGGCCTTCGTGCAGATGCAGAATCGGGCCGTCGCTCAGGAGATGGGGGACCAAGAGGCGGAATACGGCTTCCAGTCGATCAAGCTTTTTGTCGAGCGACTCTTGAACGAAGTGATAGACGACTATCTAGGGATGCCGCACCTTCGCTTCAACTGGGTTACGGACAAGGGGAGGCTACAGGCGAAGCGTGTTGAGCGCAATGTGAAGTACGTTGAAACTGGCATCATGTCCATTGACGAAGTGCGGGAAGAAGAGGGGATGATGCCCATTGGGATAGGGCCCGGCGTCATCACGGGATCGGGTTTCGTGCCGTTGCCGACGACGGCGACGAGTCCGGCTCCAGCACCCGTAAGCCCCGGCTCGGTCCACATGCCCACGAACGAAGAGGCGCAGCAAATCCATGCGGAGCACACTCACGCGGAACATACGGGGGCCAGCATTCACGCGGGCCACGGCGCAAGCCGTCCTGCTCCGCCAACGCAACGCGAGGCGGAAGCCATCCACGCCCGGCACTCTGGGCAATGGGTCGTCATGCCGACCAACGAAGAAGCGCAGCAAACCCACGCCGAACACGTCCACGCCGAGCATATGGCGAACGCCGCGGTAAGCGCGCTCAACAAGTGCCGGATGGAGGAGCTTGAGAAGTGGGAGCGGTTCGCCCTGACGGAGCTCGACCGGCTGGCGAAGGGCGGGAAGCCTCGGGACGCCTTCGCCTGCGCGTACGTCGATCCGGACGAGGCTTCGCTGATCCGCGTTGACCTGGCCAAAGCCAAGACGCCGGACGCCATCCGGCATATCTTCGGGACGCGGAGAATGTACCCGAAGCCGCTGCGCCTGAAGCCTCGGAGCGGCGGGGCCGTACAGTTCTCCGGCGACCTCAAGAGCATTCTGACCCGCGTATTGACCCGAGAAGCCGAGCGGCTTACGGGAGAGAATCTGGTATAGTCCTCTCAAGGGAGAAGGCAATGGCCGTATTCAACCAACTCGGCATCAAGTCCAAGGTCAAGAACGTGGCCGCCGCCGGGACCGCCGAGCAGGGGCCGGATTTGCCCGTTCTCCCCGGCTTCTCGCTCCTGGTCAAAGCCAAGGGCGGCAACACGGGAACCATGTTCGTCGGCGGCACGAAGGCCGAAGCTCAAAGCGCGACCGAGAAGGTTTCCATTCCAATCGGTACGGCCTTGGGCTTCGACGTGGTTAACGCAAACGTCCTCTGGTTCGATGCGGCGGTCAGCGGAGAGGGCGTCGAATGCGTCGTCGAGAGCGACAAGCGGCAATAGGGGGAGTCCATGCCTAAATTCTTCGGAGGCGGTGGCGGCGGGCAGGCTTCCCAACTGGCGGCCGGGCTCGTAGCCCTCAGCGATTCCCTCGCCCCGACGCTGACGATCCCGCCGCGAGTGGCGTCTCAGGTCCGGCGGGTTTCGTTCGACATTTTCCCGCGCCGCCGTGCGGATGCGGGCGCGGGCAACTGGTACACATATCTAAACAAGGGCTTCGACCCGGATCCCGGCGTCTCCATCGCGGTAGGCACGAACTTCGAGGAGCAGCGGGTCAACGGTCGCTGGCACGGTATCCAAGGCGGCGGCGTTGACGGTAACTTCGGCATCGGCATGAGCACGGGGGCTTCGTCCCTCGGGCGTCCCGAATGCCTGCCGCGCTACTTCTGCCTCTTCGATGCGAACGACGTTTCCGGCGACGTGGCGGCCGGGGATCGGGCCTTCTGGCTCGTAGCCGGAGTTACCAACGGATCGGGAAACTTCGGACGCTCAACCACGCCCGGTATCAGCGATTACGTTGCGCTGGTGGCGAATGACGCCATCGGCGGGGCGAACAACTGGAAGTTTACCTATCGGGCCGCCAGCGGAGCGCGAAACATCGTCGATACGGGGATTCCATTCCCGACCTCGGACCAGACGGTATTGACGTGGCTCGAATTCTGGTTCCCGACGCCAACCACGGTCACTTGGTACATCGCTACCCCTACCGGGTTCGCAACCGGCACGGCAACCCACGGAATCTCGACGACGCTGGCCCTCTACGGCATGGGATTGAACCTCGGTTACAACGGTGGCTTCCGCACGACGGGCTATTACAAGCTCGGGTGCGAGATGAACCCATGAACATCCCCGAGAAGGTAGCGGACGGATTCGCCACGGAGGTAGAGCAAGTCATTGCATCCGATCCGTCAGAAGTCTCGGCTACGTCGAAGGTCGGCTTCTATTACAAGCGGCGCGTTGGATGGCTGCACAAGCTGATGGGCCTGGCGGCTAAGCTCGTAGGATTCGGTGAGGAGCAGGTATTCCTCCGGTCGGCCACGCCGCAGAATATCGCGGATTTGACGGGTACGGCGGTCATCTGGGGGACGGTCGTACACGACGAGGCGGCACTATTCAATGCGGCCACCCCAACGCTCGTCACCATCCGGAGCACGGGCCGGTATCTAATCCTGGCCGACGTGGTATGGGCGGCCAACGCGGTCGGCTACCGCGCGGCAAATCTTGAGGTATCCGCGGCCAGCGTCAAGGCGATAGATCAACGGATGGCCGTAACCGTCGCGGCTATCGAGACTTCGCTGCATCTTGGGACGGAGGTTGACCTCGTAGCGGGAGATACGCTCCGCGTCATGGTCACGCAGAACAGCGGCGGGCCGCTCGGGTTGGTCGGTGGCCTTAGCGTGTACGGAACCAAGCTGATCGTAAAGCGCATAGGATAGCTCTTGCGCGCCGTGCGACGGTGGCGTAAGTTATAGGCATTAGATAGGGAGGAAACGATGCCCGACCCATCGGTAGGTTCTCAGCCCATCGAGGCCGTTGACCTGATCGGCGTTTCGGCCGATCCGTCCGACCTCCGGCAGTACAACGGCGCCCGCCTGGTCTATCGGCGCGGGCAGGGCCTCCGCATCGTGCGGCCCGGCGACTCCGCGGGCGTGGCGCTCGGTGCCGACGAGCGTACCAACGTGCTCTCCGTGCTGGACGTGGCCAACGCGGTTATGATCCTCGCTGGCGCGGGCGCGCCGGTCAACGGCGTCTCCGGCACGGGCGCGGGCGTCTCCGGCCCCGGAAGCCTTTACATCGACCGCACGGCAGCGGTTGGGCTCCTTTACATCAACACGAACACATTGGCGTCCCCGACCTGGACCAAGGTAGGGACTCAGGTATAGCAGGAGTCATCGGGGCTCCTCTCCCAGAGGGCTCCGTTGCTCGGAAGTTCGGGGCCGGAGGACTGTTTACAGTCCCGGCCCAATTTTTTTCCCGGTGGAATCCAGCCGGGGAGCTCAAGGGCGGTTAGCTCAGTGGCAGAGCGCCTGCCTTACACGCAGGATGCCGTGGGTTCAAGCCCCTCACCGCCCACTCTCGGCTATAATCCGGACGTGGCCGAGAGTAAGATAGACAAAGAGCAGCGGGAGCGGCTGCACCGTCTGGTAGCGTCCATCTACGTCGACGGCTTCTCCGAAGGCATGAGTCAGCTTGCGAATGAGTACGGGCTGCACGGCCTTATCCCTGACGCTGGCGCCACGATGCCCTCGCAACTCAAGGAACGGATTAGCCTTGTCGACAAGGCCGTAGATTCATACGTCACGATTCTCGAACACAAGGTCGAGGCTCTACGCGCATCTGGGCTTACCGGCCAGCAACTCTACGCCGGGGCCCTGCACGAAGCGGAGCACCTGGCGCAATCCAAGGCGGAGGTAATCGTCAGCGTGGAACACGCTTCGGCCCGTCTTGACGGGGCTGGCGCGGTCCTGGACGAGTCTGGGATGCCGCACGAATGGCGCTTCCCGCACTTCGATTTGGGGAGCGACCACGACGAATGCCCGATATGCGAAGAGATACGGCAAGGGGCACCGTACACCCAAGCGCAGGCGGAGGAGCGCGGATTCCCGGACTACCCGCACCCACATTGTGACCATGGATGGGTGCTGGTCCCCAAGGGGGAGCCGACCAAGACGGAGGAGTATCCTCCGGTGCCTACCGCGCCGCGATACGGGCGGTAAGCTAGAGGGCCACGCTTCGTCAATCCTCAGAAACCCGTGTCCTACTTCCCGAAACAATAGCCTTAGCTGCTTGCCTTCCCGCAGCGTCTGCCATGTCGCCTACCTCTAGAAAAACGCTCGGGGTTGGGCTCGAACCAACGTCCACGTTGCAGCGCGGACGCGATCCGCGCCGTGTCCACCGTGGGACCGTCCATCCGTACCCGAGCATAGAACTTAGCTAATGCGAAGTATCGCGTCCCGCGTACTGCACACGGCGCATCCCGCACCTGTAAGCACGCCGATTGCCCAGGTGTCTCGCATCGAACAGCGATGCTCGCGCGGGGCGACGGCCTCGGCCGCCTCCTCCAGCGCCTTCCGGCGCTCGGCGGCGAGGGCGTCCTGAATGAGCAACGCCCACTTAGCACTTGCTCCTTGGCAGTTTCGCCGTGCCATCGTGAACACGAGACAGCAGAGCCATCGCCAGATCGCAGGCCGCTGGATTCGTCGTGCTTCCGTCGTCGTGCGCCAATCCCATGCTAGGCGTCCTTCCTGCACTCGTTACAGACCGGCTCCAAGTGTAGGCACACTGGGGCGTGGCACTCGAAACACGGGCGACACATGATCTCGTGCCCTTCGACCGTGTTTGCCTTCTCTTGGCAATCGAGGCAGGCGGTGATCTCATCGCCGTTGGCGTCTTCGATGGGCGCGTCATTCATGAATCACGCCTTCAGTTTCTTCAGTTCGCCGAGCGCCGACTCCAGAGCCGAAGCCAAGAAGTCGCGTTCCGTAATCACGTCGGACAGTACGCAGTCCGCGTC